CTGGCGCGACTTTTGACGAAGCGCGTGAACTCGTCCTCGCCAGCACCCTCCAGGAGTTGGAGTTGGGCGCGCGTGAGTGCTCCGCGGGGCACGACGCGATACGCCTGGCGGCGCGTCTGGGGATACGTCAGACCACGGATGGCGAGATTCACGCCGGCACCTTCCTCTTCTGGCGGCTCGGCCATTTCGCACAGCACGTCCGACATGGCAGGCCGCGGTGGTTGGAGAGGTTGGGCGGGGGGAACATGCCGATGGGCAACGTGCGGCCGCACGCACGGCAGGTCTTCACCGCGTCCAGCCGCTCCTGAGCCTGGCGGATCTCCCGAAAGGGCCAGTCCATCAGCGTTTGACCTCGGGGGCCTTGCCGTCGCGCAGCCACCGGAACCACCTGGAGAACCCGATGGCCAGACACACGCTCGCCAGACACCACGCCAGGCCGACGAGCAGCCACGTCACGGCGCTTCAACCTCGCCGGTAGACCAGTACACGCTGCCGCGCTCGTTTTCCGCGGTGGACACGATGCCGAGCAAACGTTCGAGCACGCGCAGGGCGCGCTGCGTCGGACGATTCTCGAACGCGGTGGTCAGCGTCGTCGAGGCGCGCAAGGCTTCCTCGGCGCCGAAGCGTTCGCCATCCCGGAATCCCCGCGCGTACGCCTCGTCGTGCACCTTGCTCAGCAGCGCCTGCTCGCGGTCCGTGAGCTCGTACCAGCCCTTGCCATCCACCCAGTCGATGCTTTCGTCGGTCATTGCAGACGGGCCTTCGCTTCGTCGGTGAACAGTGACCACAGGTGAAAACGGACCGCCAGCGCCATCCAGCCGAGCGCGAAGTCGGTGCGCGACGTCTTGCCACCATCCCGCCGGTCGACGCTGAGAAAATCGGACTCCAGCCGGCTGCGGCCGTAGACGTTCAGGTCCTGCAGAGTGAGCTGCACCCGGGTGGGAATCACGCCGTCGCCTTCGCGCGCCGCACGTGGCGGTCACCGTCTTTGCGGAAAATCAGGTACGTTGAGCCGTTGTTGTACGCCGACAATTGCTCCTCCCACTTGGGGTCGATCATCGCTTCGCCGCGGACCTGGTACACCTCGTCGAATGGCTCGCGGCCGATGGCATTGCGCACCCAGTCCGATTCGAGGACGTAGCGCTGGGCGTGAACGTGGTCGGTGACTTTGACGATCACGCCCAATCGTGCGACACGCCACGCCTCGCGGCATCCGTCGCGGATGACTTCCTCCAGGTGACCGTCGGGATACGTTCCGAAGCGACCACCCATGATCGCGTCCGCGCCCGCGTCGGCCAGATGCGGGGGGTCCATCAGCACCACGTCGACGCTGTCGTCCTCCCAGTCCAGGTCGCGGAAGTCCGGGCCGTCCGAGCGCAGCGGGTCACGAATCAGCAGCGTGACGCTGAGGTGCTCACTACCGTCCCAGAACCCGCCGTCCCCGCCGGTGGTGTCCAGCGCGGTTTCCGCGTCCGAGAAGTACACGCGCAGGATCTGGGTAACGATGATGGGAGTCGCCAGGTTCTGACAGAAGCGCAGCAGCGGTGTGTGGACGGGCAGCGGCTTTGGCTTGTCGCCCTTCAACCAGGCCTGCAATTCGCGTGTGGTCCAGCCATTCTTGCTCGCTCGGTCGAGCCACCGGTCCTGCTCGTCGGGCTCAAGCCCCATCACCTCGCGGTGATGCGCCCACGAAAGATTGTCTCGGCGCCGCGATATCTCGAAGCTTTTGGCGACCCATTTACAGTTCCGCAAATACCCGATACTCAAGCCGAAGACCGTCTGCGCCTCGGTGTAGGGATCGCCCCATTCCTGTTGCTCCCCGTAGAGCAGCCAGTCACCGATGGCCCAGGTCAACGACTGGCCGATGTCCGCCAGCGCACGCCCAACATCGGTCCAACGTTCGACCCCGATGTCGTCGAGCTCAAGCCCCAACCGCGTGAGCGTGCCGCCGTCGAAGGCGAGCACCCCTTCCGTCGGTGGCTTCGCCAGGCGTAGTGGCCGCGCGCTCCGAGCCGGACGACTCACGCCACGGCGCCCTCTTCCGTGCTCGATTCGGCGCTGAACAGGTCCGGCGTATGCACCAGACGCTCCGCTTGCCGCAGGTTCTTGATGCCGACGCGCCAGTATTCCGGCTTCAATTCGATACCCACGAACCGGCGGCCGCGCAGCACCGCCTCGTAGCCTTCCGACCCGATGCCCGCAAAGGGTGATAGCACCGTCTCACCAGCGTTGCTCCACAGCCGTACGCATCGTTCGATGGTGCCCAGCTGCAGCGGACAGATGTGCCGCTCGTCGTCGTCCGAGCGCGCCTCCACCACGTTCAGCGTGTCCGACTCGCGGATGCCGTACCACACCGGGCGCGCCCAGCCGATCCACTCGTCGTTGGTGATGTCCGGCTTGATCGGGACGCGGTTGTCCCCCGGCGCCCGAAAGATCAGGATGTAGTCGGCCAGCGCCGGCCGCGACCACGACGAGTCCTTGTGCATCTGGGTGAACAGCAGCCCTTTGCTCTTGGTGCGGATCGCCTGCGCCTGCGGGTCCTTGTCGATGCACACCTCGCCATGAAAGATCCAGCCCGCCGACTGGAAATGGTCGATGGTGGCGCCCCGGAAATCCTTGAGGCCAATCACACCATCGCGCGCTTTCTGCGACGGGATCTGAGCCACATGCACGCATGCCAGACGGCCGGGTTTCGTCAGTCGAAGCAGGTCGCGGATGATGAAAGAGAAATGCTCCCAGAACTCGACTTCGGTACGCGAGTTGCCCAGGTCGCGCTCGGTATTGGAGTACGTGTACAGACTGCCGAAGGGTGGCGAGAACACGCTCAGGTCAACGCTGGACGGCTCAAGCTCGCCTAAACGCTCGGCCGCATCACCCAGCAGCAACCGCCAACCCGCGCCGCGCGCCTCGTCGGTGCCATACACAAACTCGTCGGACTCCACTCGGCCGATCTCCTCCTTCTCGAAGCTGGCCACGTGCCGCAGCAGCTCGGCGCCGGTCGTTTGCGCCTCGCGCTCCTTGCGCAGCACGTTGGCGTAGATCGCTTCCTCCGGCTCGGTCAGCACGATGTGCGCGTGCACCTCGCGCTCCTGTCCGAAGCGGTACGAGCGCCGAATGGCCTGGTAGTACGTTTCGTACGAGTCGCCCAGCCCAACGAACACCTGCCGCGCGCAGTGCTGAAAATTCAGCCCGAACCCGGCGATCTTGGCTTTGGTGACCAGTACGCGGACCTGTCCCGAGGCGAAGGCTTCCAACGCATCGGCCTTGTCCTCGGGCGAGTGCTGACCCTCGACCAGCACTGAATCCTTGACCGCGGCCGCGAGCGCTCGCCCCTCATCGTTCAGCCCACACCACGCAATCCAGGATTGGTCGGGCTCGGCCGCGATCAGCTCGGCCGCGCGCGCCACCCGATCCTCGAGCGTCTGGCGCCGCACCGCCATGCGATCCGTCACGCCCTTGAGCGTGGTCGCGAACAGTTGGCCCGGCGGCGCGTAGTCGGTCTCGACGATCTGCGGGATGATCTCGAGGTCGGGCAGGTCGTAGCCCAGGTCCGAGTAGCCGAGGTCCGACGGACGCTTGAGGCTCATGCCCCACGACGCCAGCCAGCGGTAGAACGGCTCGCGCGCGTGGCCCTTGAGCCGCCAGCCCTCGTCGTCGTGCACGAAAAACGAGGCCAGCATCTCCGCCCGCGACATGACCCCCAGAAACTCGGCGTGATTGGCCAACTCGCTGATGTCATTCGGCGCCGGTGTGGCCGTGCAGCACAAACGCATCGGTGTCTGAGCGAAAGCTCGGATCAGGCTGGTGCGCGTCTTGCCCTCGAAGTTCTTGAGGATGCTCGATTCATCCAGCACGACCGCGTCGAACGCCGCCGCGTCGAAGTGCTCGAGCATCTCGTAGTTGGTGATGCTGATGCCGTCGACGACTTCACGATGATCACGGCAGTAGCGCACCGGAATGCTCCAGCGCTGGCCCTCGCGGACGGTCTGACGCGCCACGCCGAGCGGCGCCAGGATCAGCACGCGCGCGCCGGCGTGCTGCGCCCAGACCAGTTGCATGAGCGTCTTGCCCAGGCCAGTGTCGGCGAAGATCGCCGCGCGTCCCTTGCGTAGCGCCCACACGGTCAGGTCGCGCTGAAAGGGGAAGAGCGCCTCGTGGAGCGCGCGCGGCTCAACGTGGCGGCCGACAGACGGCACGATCAAGCGCTTGGACTCGAGGAAGTCGGCGTACGCGCTCACGCCGCGGCGCCCTCTTGTGTCGGCGGCCGAATCTCGCTGACGTCAACGCCCAGGATGTCTGCCGCAGCCTTCCAGAATTGGTCCGGCGGCTGTCGCTCTCCGCTGATGTACTTGTTAAGCTGGCTGGCGTTCATGTCCAACCTTCTCGCCAGCTTCGCCTGGGACATCCGCGGCCACTGATTGCGGAGCACAAGCTTGAGCGGGTGCTCAGGAATCTGCACGCATACAGATTAGCGCTGCACGCATACAGGGTCAATCCCCTGTCAATAGAAGTGTTGACATTGTGACTGCGCGCCGGCTACCGTTGCTCTGCACGCATGCAGACTTTCGGCGAATGGTTAGACGCAGGTCGTCAATTCGGTAGGTTTGACGCCCAGGGCGCGGGCGAGCTTGCGGATGGTGGATGGCCGCGCCTGATGTGTGCCACGTTCGAGACGCAGCACGGCCGCGGGGCTCACCCCAGCGCGCTCGGCGAGTTCGGTCTGGGTGAGCGCGTGCTGCAAACGCAAGGCCCGCACGCGCTGGCCCAGGACATTCTCCGTAACAGTCATACAACCAGCATTATAGTTGCAGACGATAAGCAAGCCGAGTATAGTATCGGTACAAGCGAAGCCGCCCGCAGCGACAACTACGGACGGCCTCTTGACCAACACCTGAAAGAGGCAGGTATCGGCCCAATGACTACCCTATCCGTTTCTACCCGCGCCGACCGCGCCGAGCAGCTCGTCGAGCGGCGCACCGAATGGCTGCCCGTCCAGGCCCACGATGGCCGCACCGGTGTCGCCATGCCGTCCCAGCGCAAGGCCGGCCTGTTCCACCTGACCGACGGCTACACCTGCTCCTGCCCGGACTACGTGTACCGACGCCGCGTTTGCAAGCACCTCCTGGCCACAGACCGATTCCTTGAGGTGCAGGCATGAGCGCCACCAGCGACAAGCTCGCCAAGGTGCGCATCGACCTCGACGAGACGCGCGACGCGCTCAACACCTACTGGTCGCGCGGCCCGTCGGACCTCGACTACCGCGCCGCCGACCTGCACATGGCCACCGAGGCCCTGATGCGCGCCGTCGCCAGCCTGACGCTCGCCGTCGAACGCCTCGAGGGCGCGCGCTCGTGACCGCCATCGTGCTCAAACGATTTACCCAGTATTCGTGGGGCCACGACAACACCCATCTCGAGGCGTGGGTCAATCCGCAACAGATCGCGTACGTCGCCCCGCGCGTCGCCACCCACGGCCGCGAGGAGTCACCGGAGGGCACGCTGATCTACTTCAACCTCGACAATGGTGTCCTGGCCGTGCGCGAGGACATCGACGAGGTGCTGGCCATCCTGGCCGGGCGCGACTACGACCGCGAGCACAAGATCGACCTGACCTACGAAGCCGCGCGCCAGGACCTGCTGCCATGAACTGCCCGGTCTGCCAACATCGATTCGCGCTCCACGGCTGGGAGGACGGCGAAGTGTGGTGCACCGTGCGGACTGCACGGTCAGACTCAGACCATGGCATGTCCCAGCCATGGTGGTGCATCGCCTGGGACCGGACGACAGAAACGTTCTGCGGGTGTCAGGTCAGGCCGGTGAAGCCCGATGACGTCGCCGCCGCGGAGGCGCGCGCATGACCGCCCAGCTCGCCGAGCGCAGCAACACGCTCTACCAACTCTCAGAGGACTACCTGCGCATCCTCGACCTGCTCGAGGACCCGGACGCCGACGCCGACGCCCTGGAGCACGAACTGGACGGCATCGCGGGCGCCATCACTGCGAAGGCCGAGTCGATCGCCGGGCTGGTCAAGCAACTCGAGGGCATGGCCGCCACGCGCAAATCCGAGGCCGACCGCATGCGCGACCTGGCCGCCAGCGACCAGCGCAACGCCGACCGGCTGAGAGACTACGTGCGGAAGCACATGGTGGCTTTGGGCAGCGAGCGCATCGACACCGCACGCTTCCGTATCAGCGTCAGAACCAACCCACCGGCCGTACACGTTCTCGAGGAGCAGCTCGTGCCCGACGAGTTCATCCGCACGGTGACCACGACGTCGGTGGACAAGAAGGCCGTTATGGAGCATCTCAAGTCGACCGGGGAGTTGATTCCCGGTGTCGAGGTGACACGCTCGCAACGATTAGAGATCCGCTGATGATCTACCCAAAGGGGAAGCCTCTAAGCGCCGAGCACCGCGCAAAGTTGGCTGCAGCTAATGCTCGGTTGCATCCACTCGAGAAGCGAATACAGGCGTTCTGGAGCCAGGTCGAGAAGACCGCGAGCTGCTGGTTGTGGACCGGCTCGGTTATTCCCGCCGGTTATGGACGGTTCAGGCTCGGAGGGAAGACGCTCATGGCCCATCGTGTGGCGTTTGAGTTGATGCGTGGCGAGATTCCGCAAGGACTGGAGCTTGACCATCTTTGCCGAGTCCCTCTCTGCGTGAATCCCGCCCATCTTGAAGCCGTGCCGCACCGCATCAATTTGCTTCGCGGGGAAACCATCACCGGCAAAAACGCACAGAAAACGCATTGTGCGGCAGGACACGAGTTCACTGTTGAGAACACGTATTTGCGGCGGCGAGGACGTGGCTGTCGCGAGTGCCGACGACTCGCTGATCGGCGCCGGGGACGCACTCCATGAGATCAGTCATCGTGCCCGGCACCGAGGTCACGCGCGGCACGCGGCTCGAGATCAAATGACCAGCAATGGCACCGCGGCCTATCAGAAGCGCGCGTGGAACGGCGGCAGCTCGGCGAGCAACCCGCGCCGCGAGCAGACCATCGCCAGGCTTGCTGTTCTGAAAGCCGCGGCGAGTTTCGCGGCCAACAAGGAGATCAAGTCGGGCGACGTGCTGCTGATCGCCGAACGATGGCTCGAGTGGATCAACAAGTGACGGACGCGTTTGATGGCGTGCTGCTGTTCGCCGCCTTCGGCATCATGGGCTGTCTCGCCCTGCTCGTGCTGGCGTATCTTCGCGAGTGACTTTGTTCAGGTGGCGCCGCCCTGCGGGCCAGGAATGAACGACCCCGTGATGTGCAGGATCACGGCGATTGCCAGCGTCACCTCGTGCAGCCCGATGATGATCGCGTCCGCGTGCTCGATGGATAGCAGCACGATGCCGCCGATGGCCAGCGAGCCGATCGCAAATAGCAGCGCCAGAATGTCGAGCAGGTGGCGCGCACTCAGAACCATCGCCTCACGGTCGAATCGCAATGATCTGCACGGGCCCCAGCGCGTTGAACTGCGAGCGACTCAGCGTTGAGTAGACGCCACAGTAGCCCTCGGCCGAGTTCGCCACCGAGAGACTATCGCCCGTGACGCCGCGGATGGCCATGTAGTGATACATGCCCACCGGATTGATCAGGCCCGTGGTGCCCGAGCAGATCGCGTACGCCTGGTCGAAGGTGACCCACGCCTGCTCGCTTTCGAGGCCGTACTGCTCGAGGCCATCCTGCAAACAGGTGCTGCTCATCGCGCCGTACGTCTCGTTGACGCAACTCGGGTAGCCCAGCGCGTGCAGGACCTCCTCGCGGGCGGTGTACTGATCGATCTCGGTGTACGCCGTGCCCGTCGACTGCAGCACCCAGGTGACACTTGCCACCGAGCAGGTCCACTCGTAGGCCTGCGCCCACATGGGATAGCTCGGGTCCCACGTTACGCTTTTGGGGGTTCGCCTCCATACTCGGATTCGGTGACCGGCACGTCCAGGGTGAGGGTGCCGGTCATCTGCGGGTCGAGCGCGTAGAGCAGGCCCTCGACGGTGTTGGCGCCCGCGTGCCAGCGACCCTCAAGCATGGCCTTGAGCGACTGGGTGAACAGCGATTGTTGTTGTTGGAGCTGCGCGATCTGCGCCGTCTGGTCGTCGCTCATGGACTCCCCCATGTGGCTGCGCCCGGCGTCTGCCAGGCGGTGGCGTAATCGGTTCCAGATGTTTTCGCGAGGACCTGCCCAGTGGCGCCGCCGGTCGGCACGCCCTGACCAGGCGCACCGGTCGCCCCGGTCGCTCCGGTAGCGCCCTGAGGTCCGGTTGCCCCGGTCGCGCCCTGCGCCCCGGTGGCGCCCGGAACGCCCTGCGGTCCAGTTGCTCCAGTTGCCCCTTGCGGACCGGTGCCGATGCGCGCGGCGCTCATCCACTCCGATTGCGGGTTCGACGTGGTCGCGGTGTTGACGCTCGCCCAGGCGCTGAGCTCAAAGATATCGTTGACGTAGGCATAGATTTCGCCCGCGATGAGCACCCCGCCCGCGGCGACCTTGGGCATGGGCATACTCGTCTCGAGATTCCACGATCCCGCATAGGTCCCGCGCAGGTCGGCGATGTGGATGGCGCGGTCGCCGGTCTGGTTGCTCGGGTCGAAGACGACACCCGCGCCCAGGTCATACGTGCCCTCGGCGAGACAGCGGATGCAGCCGGCGTACGAGGCCGAGTCCGGATCGCCCGTCGGCGGCACGATCTGCCACGTCTGGGCGCCCCACTGTGTGGGCGTGCCGGTCATCGGGATACGCGTCCAGGTATTGGCCGGGATGGTCGTCGCGGTCGCCGGGCCGTAGACGCGGGCGAAACTGTCGGACGCCGAAGCGGTGCCCACCACCGGCCCATTGGTGCCCGAGCCGTTGTGGTTGTGGCCAGTGACCGGGTCGAACAGGTTGTCGGTCAGACGAAAACTCTGTGCGAGCCAGCGCTGCAGATAGGTTTCTTTATCGTCACCGGCGGCATATTGCAGCAGACCAAGAACACGAGTCTTGATCGTCACGCGGTGGGCGCCTCGGCGAGCACACGATACGGCGGGTCGACGCTCATCCACGCCGGGCTGGTCGGCGCATTCAGCACGCCCACCTCGGCATCGTCCTCCACGGTCAGAATTTCGTAGTCCGCGCCGAAGTCGGTCCCGGCCGGGAAGGTGTAGTCGGGGTTGGTGCCGACACCCACCACCAGGCGGTCAGCCGACTGAATCGCAACTTGCCACGGGCTCACAATCCGAGGTCCCCCGTATTCACCACCCAGCGGCCTGTTCCATCAAGTTGGTCGGCGTGGGTCTTGAGATGCGCGATGGTCAGCAGTGTCGGCTTGCCAGCGGCCAGGTTGCCGCACGGGCACGCCTCGGGATTGGGCGGCAGCAGTTTGCGCGCGAACATCTGCTGCACCTGGGACGGCTGCGCGCCGCCGCCGACGGGGTGGGTGCTGGTGGCGCCACACACCGGGCAGGTGATGCTGAGAAAATTCGCGTTGGGGCTGCCGTCGATGGAGGTGGTGTGCACGACCGTGGCGGGGTCGATGGTGCCGCCGTGCCCACCGTCTCTCGCGTCATCGTGGATCACTTCCCAACTTGAGGGTGAGGTAAAAGATGCAACGTACACGCTCATGGTTCAGGGGTTTGCCTCAATTCCAATCGACGCGGTTTGACCTGATGCTGCCTGGAACAGAATCGCGTTACCAGCGACCAGACCACCAGCAACAGTGCACAGGACTTGTGTGGAACGAACGTTGGGCGTCACAGCGCTAACGTTGGTCATGGATATCGGGGTCGTCGCGGCATTCGTTACAGCCATTGTCGTTGAGGGGGCGAATGTCACCGTTGGTGTGACTGCTTTCGATACCAGGTAAGAAAAATACGCGATGCCTTGAGTAGCATTAGCTGCCTGACCAACCCCTAGCGACGATGTCGAACCAGCAACTAGCAGTTCGTAGTACCGCAGACATCTCGCCAGGTCGTCGGCGGGGTGCAGCGGCGCGTAGTCCGCAGCCTGGCTGCCCACCACCAGCATGGCGTTGTCGATGTAGGCCGTACAGCTCGCGGCGAATATCACACCTACGTAGACGGTTGTTTCATTGGCCGGGTAGGTAAAGCTCACTGATAGCGTCTCATACGTACCGCCGCCCGAGTGGTATGCGCTATACGCTGGTGTATTTAGCAGCCCACTGTTCAGGTAGACACGCACCGCGTTGGCCGTCGTGGTTTTCACACGCATTGATAGCGTGACCTGTCGTCCGGCAATGCCCGAGACTTCCGGGGTTTGTACAAGCCACCCCTGAGTCACATGAGTGTAGACACAACTTGCACAGGCGATACTTCCGACGGCCGCGTTGGCCGTGTCTCTGGTTACAGACATCGACGAACTCGCCAGGGAAATCGCCCAGCGATCCGCCGTGTATGCCGCATTCGCCGTGAACGGCCCATTGCCTCTCGACCAGACTTCGAAACCGCCGTCGGTGAGCAGGTTCAGCCGCGCCGTGTCGCTGGCGAGCTTGGCGTTGGTGACCGTGCCGTTTTGCAGCGCCGTGCCCTGCAGTGAGCCGGCCGTCGGATTGAGCGGCGCGCCCAGCGACACGCCATTGACGTCCGCCCTGATCAGCAGCGAGCCGTCCGACTTCAACACGTTCAACGCGCGCGAGTTGGTGGCCTCCAGGTTCTGCACGCTCAGCGCGTAGTTGGTGGCGTCGTTGACCGACGTCTCCGCGACAGGGATGCCCTTGCCGCTCACTCCATTCAACGAATCGACCAGCTGGTCCAGATTCTGGGCCTGGATCAGATCACCCGGATTGACTCTCGCAAATGGCATCGCTATCTATGGTGACCCCCAGTGTGCATCAGTGTCGTACTTGCTGATGGCGTCGTCCCAGCGCACCGGCGGCCAGGTGACCGGTACCGCGGGGTCGCCCGCCAGAATCTTCAGGTTGAGCGTAGCCACCAGGACCGGTTCGCCGGTGCCCTTGCCCGACTCGCCGCGTAAATAGATGACGCGCCGCTGGATGGGCGGCAACACCAGCACGTCGTAGCCCTCGCCGAACTCATCTCTGAGCTTGACCCGCCCGCCCCACTGCAAAGGCTCGAGTTTTTCATAGTCGTTGAACGAACGACTGATGTCGCGGCCGCCGAAGCGATCCACGTTGCCCTCGCCCAGCAACACCTCGTACGTCCGGACGCGACGCAGCGCGGGCCGGAGTTGGGCGCGCAGCATGATGGCCCGCACCGCCGGCGCGGCGTACGACTGCGAGCTGCCGTCCATGCAGATCGCGATGCGTCGTCCAAAGAAATCGGTCTGGCCGACGATGCTCGACTGCGGCGAGTCGGTGGCCGTCCCGAACAACTGCAGCGCGCCGCCGTCCGCCGAGACCTCAAAATCGATGGTTGCCTGACCCGACAGCAACCCATCGGCCTGGACGTCGATCTGCAGCAGGTCCTTGGTCGTGAGCGGGTGCTGCCAGTCCTCGCCGGGGATGTGCACCTCCCAGTCGGTGGCAAAGGTCATCTCGCTGTCCTGCATGGGATTTTCGGTACGCGGGATCACACACCAGCGCAGATGGGCGCTCGAGGCCGTCGGATTCCACGAGCCGATCCACAGCCGCGGCGGCGACGTCAGCGCGCTGACCGACAGCATGCGGCACACCTCGCCGGGGAGTTTGATCAGCCCGCCGTGCCACAGCATGGGTGACGGTCCGATGGCCTGCGGGCTGGGTCCGTAGCCGGCGCCGTAGCCGAAGGGTGAGGTGCCCGCGTCGCCCTGGCGGATGTCGCGGCCCCACATGATGTACGAGTCCTGGCCGTTGTAGACGGAGGCGATGATCCACGGCCCGTACGAGGTCATCGCCTGGATGCGGCCGCGGATGGGCGTTTCGTTGGGCAGCCCGTGGCCGGGCGTGACGGTCGTGATGCGGCCGGTCGTCGAGCCGCCCGAGACGTCCAGGCGGAACAGGCCGGCCAGGTCGTTGACGTACACGCTGCCATTGGCGCAAATGGCCGAGACGCCATTGTCGTCGTCGATGGCCGTCTCATAGAACGGCATCAGGTTCGGCGTGAAACCCGTGGTGCCGTCCACGTCGTGCAGGCCGTTGGTCTTGGCCACGTACACGTGGCCCTGGTCGGACACCAGCGCGTTGATGGCGTACGTTGTGTCGCCGACGCTGATGCTCGCGCCCCAGTTGCCGGCCACCATCGGATCGGCGGCCACGTTAGCGACGCTCGAGAGCGTGTCCTGGCCGATGAGCTGCCAGGCGCCAGTCGAGCCGCTGGCCTGCGCCTGATACCACGCGTGCGCGATCGACTTTCGGCTTGGGCCGCCACCCGTCCAGGTGCCGCCCGCGTTGCGCACCAGGGGTCCTGGCGCCGAGGTGCTCAACTGCCCGGTGGACGTCCCGACGTACAGGTTGCCGAGAAAGGTGTCCATGGCCCAGGCCACGCCGCCGGCGCCCAGGTCGAAGTCCTGCACGGGCGTCCCGGTGCCGCCGGGTACGCGAAAGATGTAGCGCCCGGCGCCGACGTAGAAATGGCCAGCGTAGTCCTGGCCGCAACGCGGCGGACCGTCAGCACTGGTGATGGTGACTTCGGTGACCAGCGGCCCTGGCAGCACCAGCCGCGGAAAGCGGCAGTCGGCATTTTCCGCGTAGGCGTACGTGCCCTCGATCAGGCGCCACGAGTAGCCGAAGCCGAGGTGGAACGTGTCCATGACCAGCGGTTCTTCGCTGACGTCCAGCGGCTCGCCGGCGATCTGGACGATGTTGGTCTCCTGGTCGACCTGCTGCTGCTGGCGCTGGCCGGGCGCGCTGAACTGGTACAGCGTGAGGTCCATCCCATTGAGCTGAATCGATTCACGTAAGGGATAGGGCACTGCTGCTCTAGCCTGGCGTCAGGACTGTGGGAAAACCGTAGCCGTAGTTGTCGCGCGACCGCACGGTGAGCACGCTCGGCCAGTGTTCTTTTCGACGTCTGGGATGCTCGAGGCTGAGTCGCTTCCACTGATTCGCCTGGGCGCGGGCAGAAGCGCGCTGCTGACGGTAGGTGTTCTGGTCGTCGGGCAGCCCCCACTTGCTGAGCTCGAGGAACACCCACGCCGTGCCGATCAGTTCCATGCCGATCAACGGCAGGATGGCCTGGTCGGTCTCGGCGTGCAGCCCCTCGGTCGTGGCCACTCCGAAGCCCGTGCCGGTGTTGATCCACCACGACATCGGCACGAACACCTGCGGCAGCAGCACGTCACCGGTGTTCAGTGTCTGGGCGATCTCGATGCCAGGGTCGTCGCCACCAGGTGACCAACGCCAGTTGATCATCAGTTGATCCTGGCCCGTGGGGTTCGCCGCGGCCGCGCCGCGGTAGTAGACCTCGATGACCTGATCCTCGGCCGCGAGCCACGGATACTGCAGGCCCACGGGATACACGCGCTGGTCTTGCACGGCGGGGATAACCAACTTCTGGATCGTCCAGCACTCGGCGAGCACTTTGTTGACCAGGTCGTTCAGCCCCAGACGGCCTTCGTAGCGCATCGGGGGCAATCGACCGATGAACTCGAGCGGCGTGCCGCTGGGCGTGATGGCCGTGTGGGCGCGCTCGAGCGTGATCGTGCCGGTCGTCGGGTCGAGGCCGTGGTACACGACGCGGCGCACCTCGCCCGCGTTCGGGCCCGTGGGCTGATACTCCCAGGTGTTGCCGAAGAACGTGTCTTCGAGCTCGCTCGAGAGAAAATCGCTGACGACGACCTGATTGGCCTGGGATGCGCCGGCGGTGGTCAGCGTCTGCACGTTGAAGCCGGCCGTGTCCGCCAGCCGGTGCCGGTAGTCGGCCAGGGTATTCAGCACGGTCGGTTGCCCTACGCGTTGGCTTCGATGCCCACCGAGGCCGAGACGCGCGCGGGTCCCGTGGTCGTCACGCTGTTGATCTGCAGCGTGATGCGGTCGCCGGGACGGATGCCGCGGCTGCCGGGGTCGGGCACGCTGTTGGTGAATTCGCCGGTGCCCGAGGCGAGCGTGGGTTTGTTGCCGGCGACAGACCACACTGAGGTGCCGTTGACCAGCACGTCGGCGACGCACGCGCCGCCGCCCGCGGTGACGGCCGAGAACTTGATACCCGACAGGCGGCCGAAGACGACCGACACGTATTCACTGAGGACCTGGGCAGCGGTGACGGCGGCACTCGAGTAGCCACTCACGACGTCGACGACGTTCTTGGCCTGGGCACGTGTACCTGGCATGGCGGGGAAAGCCTCCTTGCCTGTGTGTTAGCGACGCCTGCGGCTCTCCGCGGGCTCGGGCTGGGGTTCGGGTTCTGGTTCGGGCGCCGGCTCTTCGTCGCCTTCGTCCTCGGGTTCCGGTTCGGGGTTCGGGTCGGGCTGGGGCGGCGTGCCGTATCCCAGCGCCTGCAGCGTGGCCGCGACGGCCGCGGCGATCGCGCTGGCATCCGTACCGCTACCCACCACACCGGTCTGCTGCAGACCACTGACGATGGCCTCGCCAAGCTGCTGCTGCTGGCGGCGGTCGTTGTGCATCACGTCCTGGTGCTGCTTGAGGGCGCGCTCAGTGGGAAAGTCGTCGCGGCCGCAGAACTCGCACTCGTCAGGCACCGGTGGCAACGCGCGCCCCTCGAGTTGTGGAAAAAGCACCGGTCGCGCCCCGCGCCAGCAGCCCTGCGCTTTGGGCGAGCTGGCACCGGGCGCGCCGGAGTGGGTGAGATGGTCCTTGGCGTCGCCGACGTGCCGCTCACACGTGGGGACCAGGGGCGGGCGCAGGTGGTAGCCGAGGTCGATCACCTGCGCAGGACTCATCTCGCGCGCGCCGCCCGACTGAAACAGCGGCTCGTACGGATGATCCATGTAATACGCGCTCGAGCCGAACTGCCCGTAGTCGCTCAGCACCGTGACGCCACGGTTGATCTTCTTCATCAGCTCCATGGGCGAGGCGTCGCACGCCACGACCTCGCCGGACGGAAAGCGGCAGTAGACCAGGCCCTGATCGGCAATAACCGCGTTGGGCGATTGGAGAGTTAGCGCTTCAGCCATGTCGGCCTTTCCCCCTCCTCGGGTGCCACGTACTCGGTGGTGATCGCGGCGCGCGCAAAGATGGCGGTGTACTCCCAGTCGACCTCGTCGGTCATCAGGTGCGCCGCCTTGGGTCCAAACGTCGGCAGCGTGCTCACTCGCCACAGGCTGTCGTCCTTCGCCAGCGGCGTGCGCGGCCCGCTGATGGGTCGCTTGCCGACGCCCTTGATCGGGACGACGGGCAACGGCCCGCGCGGGGGCTGGTCGCTCATGCGGACAAACGTCCAGCCCTGGCGCGCGAGCCGGCTGATCATGCGCTCGAGCGACCAGCGCAGACGTTGATCGAGGGCGTCCTTGTCCCAGCGCGCGGGCGCGCGCACGTGGAAGCGGACCGCGTACGCTTTTTGTTCCGTGCTCGGCCGCGTAATGATGTGGACCATGGTTTAGCTATGAATAAACCAGGATGCCCGCGCCGGCCGAGCCGGGCACCAGGTAGATGCCGGATCGGGCCGGGATGTCGAGCACAGTGATGCCCACCGCGGGCGTCGTGGCGGTGAACAGCACGGTGCCAGTGGCCGCGCTGGGGTTGTCGTAGATGGTGATGCTGCCGGTCACCGCCGCGGTGACGACGAGCTTGGCGATACGTCCAGGACGCGCCTTGACCGGGATGCCCGTGGTCGCGAAGGCCGCGTAGGTCTGGCCCTGAAAGGTCTCCTCCACGACTGGTTACTTGACACAGAGCAATTTCACGGCCCAGTTCGAACTGTTGCTCGTGGCCGCGGCGGCCTCGTCGGCTTCCATGCGCTCGAACATGCCGTAGATGCAGTCCATGCTGACGACCCAGCTGAGATCCAACGGCGAGTACCAGGTGTGGGTAGTCGGCTGGCGCTGGATGGCCTTGAAGTAGTGCGTCTTGGACCAGAAGGCGCCCGTGGCGTTCGGAGCCGTGCCCGCCAGCAGCTGCGACTCGTAGACGTCGGCGCCGTACATCTTGCCGACGCGCGCCTCTTCGACCGCCGTACCGGCGTCGTCCTGGCCGACGTACAGCATGTTGGTGAATTTCTCTAACTTGAGAAACCCGCTGTATGTGGCGGGCGGGACGACGATGTACCAGGGTCGCGGGGCGGCCTGGTTGCGCAGCAGCGTGCGCGCCTGGATCAGGTTGTCGTCGGTCAGTTCGGCGCCGGTGGTGCCGCTCGAGTTGGTCGCCGCCGAGAACAGGCTGGCCGCGTCGACGTCCATCTGGCGAGCGAGCGCGTACGCGCCGGCGATGGTCGTCTCGGAGCGGATGTCGTAGCGACTCTGGATCTCGGCGATATCTTCGATGGCCTGGGCGATCGCGCGGTGGCCATTGGTCATCGGCAGCACGAACTGCTGCTGGGTCTCGGTGATGGCCTGCGGCACAAGTGGCGTGCCCGGCGCTTTCGCGTTGGCGGTCAGGTTGTGGCGCGACGGCAAGTTGATGGTGTTGGCGTGCTGGTCGACGAGCGCGCTCTTGTCGTCGAAGAGCGCCGCAACGACGACGTCGTATTGGATGGCCCGGTTCAACTCAGGACTCCACACCTGATCGATGAACACGGCACTCGTGGTAATCGTGACGTTAGCCAAGGTATGCAGCCCCCGAAGAGGGCGTTGTTAGATCGGGGAAAAGCTCTAACTAGCCCTGATTGCGGCCATTCGCGGCGTCGGCGGCCATCTGCGCGGTCAGCGCGTCGATCACGGCGCTGGGCACTTTGGCGGCGTCCTTCGGCGACATGGCCAGATATTCCTCAAGTCCGATGG